CGCACGGCGCGCTCACCTCATTGGACGAGAAACCGGCGCTCGGCGAAATCCTTCCCGCAGACCGGACATCCGGCCAATGGCACGAGGGCCCAGATCGAGATAGGAACTTCAAACTGCTGAAAGCGGATGGCACCGCCGCGCCAATATCCACTATCGGCGGCAGCCCAGAATCATATAATGTATGGCTCCATGGTTTCGGCCTACCTCTTTATTATAATGCTAATTGGGGCATGAATTCCAACGACACGAGCGCTTGGGAGAAAAGGTCGAATGGCTGGGGCGCTTATGGCGATGAGTGGAACCAACATGCTGAAGATTGGTACACATTGTTCTAAGATTTTAAAAACATTGCATTACTTTAATTGAATATTTTTTTAAAAGCTAATTACAATGGAGCTAATAATGAAAGGATTTTCACCTCAACTACCATTAACAATCGATCCTATAGACGGCTATGCCTTAACTAAAACGTATAAGGAGGTGGTTTCTCAAAATTTAAAAAATCTAGTTTTAACTTCACCTGGAGAGAGAATGATGATCCCGGGCTTTGGCGTTGGTATTAGAAATTTTTTATTTGAACAAAATACGGCTATAACCCATCAAGAAATTTTAAGCAGAATTCAACGACAAGCAGCTAGGTATATGCCATTTTTAAGAATACATGCAGCTATCATATCTCCGTATGAGGGAGTAGAAGACATATCAGATCTTAATGAAATTAAAATAGAAATTAGATACACTATTAAGCCGTTAAGTATCCAAGATGTTTTGAAGATATCCGTTGGATAAACTATTTAAAGTAGGAACAAGGAAATAACTGAATGGCGAAAAAAGAAAATATACCAATTAAATATACAAATAGAGAATATTCTTCAATTAGAAACGATTTAATTTCGTATGTAAAAAAGTATTATCCAGACACATTTAGAGATTTTAATGAAGCTTCTTTTGGCTCATTAATGCTTGACACTGTATCTTACGTTGGTGACATCCTTTCGTTTTATTTAGATTATCAAGCAAACGAATCTTTTTTAGACACTTCAGTTGAAGCAAACAATGTTATTAGATTAGGAAGACAATTAGGATATCATTTTGATCCGTTTGCTTCTTCATATGGAACAGCGGCATTTTATGTTCTTGTCCCCGCGAACGCAAATGGAGTTGGGGTCGATACAAACTATGTACCAATTTTGAAACGTGGAAGCTCATTTTCTTCTCAAGGCGGCGGAAGATTTTTATTAAATGAGCAGATTGATTTTTCTGGTGAAAATACAGAAATTATTGCAGCTAAATTTAATGATGAGACCTCAACAACGACACATTATGCTATTAAAGCCGAAGGGCAAGTAATTTCTGGTGAAATTATAATAGATTTTGTAGACGTTGGAGAGTCTCAACCATATTATAAAACAGAATTGGCCGGCGGAGGAAAAATAACGGAAGTACTATCAGTTACTGATAAGCAAGGTCACGTATATTATGAAGTTGATCATCTATCACAAGATGTAATTTATGTCCCAGTCCCAAATACTGGAGCGAACAAAAGTACCGTGGCCTCAATATTAAAAACATTTTCTGTACCTAGAAGGTTTGTTGTTGTAAAAGAATTTGGAACTACGTTTCTACAATTTGGGTTTGGTTCAGAAAATCAACTTACCGCAGAAACAGAAAGCATAAAAGATCCGAGCGAAGTCATATTAAAACTGCACGGCAAAAACCATATTAAAGATGAAACATTTGACCCCGCAAATCTTTTAGGAACGGACAAACTTGGTATAAGCCCTTCAAATACTACATTACAAATTGTTTATCGCGTTAATACCTCATCGAATTCCAATGCAGCTGTAAACACACTAACTTCAGTCTCTAATCCGCGATTTGAATTCCCTGCGGCGATTGAAGGAGCGACATTGAATCCTGGATTAATTAATGATGTGGTTACTTCATTGCAAGTCAATAATGAAACACCCATTCTTGGAGATATTTCACAACCTTCTGTTGACGAAATAAAACATAGAATTAAAAATACTTTTGCAACTCAAAATCGAGCAGTAACAATTGAAGACTATTCAAATTTAGTTTATCGTATGCCATCTCAATTTGGAGCTATCAAAAAATGTAATTTAGTACCAGATGTCAATTCTTTTAAAAGAAATCTTAATTTTTATATATTGTCAGAAGGCGCAGATGGGAATTTAACAACAGCAAACAACACTTTAAAGAAAAATCTTAAAACATGGGTTAATCAATATAAAATGATTAATGATACAATTGATATTTTAGACGCACATATTATTAATATTGGAATAGAATTTGAAATGGTCAGCGCAGTTGCTGCAAATAAATTTGATGTTTTAGAATTGGCTGTTTCAGTTCTTAGGGAGAAGTATAGAAACAGGCCTTTTAGTATTGGAGAGCCATTTTTTATTACGGATGTTTATTCGACATTAAATAGAGTAAAGGGAGTTTCTGATACAACTAAAGTAAAAATTGTTAAAAAAACATCATCACAATATTCACAAGTTTATTTTAGTATAGATTATTATACATCTCCAGATGGGCGCTACGTCGCCATGCCTGAAAATGGAATATTTGAACTTAAATTTCCAAGTGTTGACATTAAAGGAACTATCAAATAATGGCTATTAAAAGATATGTTGCGAATGCAGATACTACAATCACGAATGCTTATGAAGCAAATTTAACAACTAGAGGAACAGGCTCAAACATGGGCGCATCCGATAGTCTGGAAGTGTTTTCTATTTATGGCCAAACTATAAGCGGCTCAGCAGCCGTAAAGACATCAGAATTATCTCGCATATTAGTTAATTTTCCAATTACAACTATAACGACGGATAGAACTAATAATGATATTCCTGCATCTGGCAGTGTTGATTTTTATTTAAGAATGTTTAACGCAGAACACCCGTTCACGGTACCGAGTAATTTTACTTTATCTGCATCTGCTGTGACTGCAGACTGGGAAGAAGGGTTTGGTCTTGATATGGAGACCTACGCAGACTTAACAAGAGATGGCACTGGCGCCAATTGGATGAACGCAAATGGAAATATTGCAGCAGCTACGTTAGTTGACGCGATTGACGTATCTAGTGTTGCGCAGAATGATGCGTTTACGATGACGGTCCCCACCTCGGCCGGAGGCGATGGTGTCACTTACAAGTTTTTGTTTGATAGTGGCACTGATGTCGAGGCCAACGAAGAGGCAAACACTTTTGGTATTGCGAATTGGGACGACGATGCCGATGCTGCCGCCGTGTTAATTAACGCTATAAACGGCGTTGCCGATAACAAATACAAGTACGGCGCTAACAACCTCGGCGCCGATTCCACGTTAACGGCTGGAACGATTGGTCTAACTGCTGCTGAAGGCTCAAGCAATACTCAAATTACACTTACAATGGACGACAAAGGCACAGCTGGAAACGTGGCCAACGTCCTCGCAGCGGTTGTCAATTTCGCACAAGGTTCCAAACTGCTCATAACTACTTTTACCGGTGGCGACGGCCCATGGGCACGCCCGGGCGGAGATTATGACTTAGGCTTTATCACTTCTTCGTTCCAGCAAACTTTAAGCGAAGGCACAGAAGATTTAGAAATAAATATTACACCATTGGTTGAACAGTGGGTCAATTCTGCTGGCAATGTTTTTGGAGACAAATCAAGCGCACGATATGGTATAGGAATCTTTCTAACAGGCAGTCAAGAAACTTATTGGACCGGATCGCAAACCAATGGTCGCTTGTACAATCCAACAGGCTCACAGCGATCTTATTATACAAAGAAGTTTTTTGCAAGAGATTCAGAATTTTTCTTTAAGCGGCCAATAATTGAAGCAAGATGGAATAGCAGTAAAAAAGATAGCAGAGGAAGTTTTTATTTAAGCAGCTCCTTGGCATCCACAGAAAATTTAAATACTTTATATTTATACAATTATGTTAGAGGTCAGTTAAAGAATATTCCAGATTTGGGTGGCCCAGCTTCGGAAAGCGATGTTACAAAAACACAATTAAATGTTCAAGTATATTCAACACTTGGCGCTGACCCATTGACGCTGCCATTAGCCGGAGGTGTGACAACTAATAATCATTTAGTAATAACTGCTTCGTGGGTTGAGACAGGAGTGTATAGTGCTAGTTTTGCATATAATGCGGCTGATACTACAATTTATGACGTTTGGTCAACAGGTTCCACATATCCCTATACTGCTACAGAGTTTCATACAGGCTCTGCGATTTCTGTTAAAACATTTAAATCTTCAAATATTAATCCAAATAAGAAATATGTTATTGATGCAACAAATTTAAGATCCGTATATTCTAACGAAGAGACTGCTAGATTTAGATTGTATGTCCGAGAAAAAGATTGGAATCCAGCCATTTATACAAAAGCTTCGCAAGCAATTGAAAATACTATAATTGAAGATGGTTATTATAAGATTTATAGAACGAAAGATGATTACATAGTGGTAGATTATGGAACTGGAAGCTTAAATCATACAAGACTTTCATATGATGTGAGTGGAAGTTATTTTGATTTAGACATGTCAATGTTGCAAAAAGACTATATGTATGGAATAAAATTTGTTTTTTATGAAAATGGCAAATACACTGAACAGCCA